GTTGACTGACGTGCCGGGGTTCAGCGAGGGATACGAGTCCATCCACCCGAACTGCGTCCATCGACTGACGCCGTATGTGCCCGAGGGCGACGACGACCCCGACAAGACCCGCGAGTTCAGCAACCGCCCCTTCGAGGACACGCGAAGCGCGGCCGACCGGGAAGCCTACGCGCGGCAGCAGGAGATGGCGCGGCTTCGCCGGGATCGTCGCAAACTCGAACAGCAGCTCGCGATCCTGCCGGCAGGCGCCGAGCGCGATGCGATACGGGAGAAGCTCCGCGAGGTGCGAGGCGAGCAGCAGAGGATGGGTCGACAGGAGAAGCAGTCGCGCCTCAAGATGGCCGCGGAGAACCGTGCTTACTATGCGGCGCGCGACTCAGGGCAGGCGGCATCATGGCCGGGGAGAGTCTAGCGACGAAACATAGAGCGAAAGGAGGTGTGGGTAATGAAGCAGGTAGTTTGCGACGCCTGCGGCAAGGAGCTAGGCAGGGGCGAGCTCATCCACAACGCGCATGCGCTGGAGGTGCGCATTGCAGCAGTATCCCGTGATGACGCATACGCAGCCGCCCACTTCTGTAGTTGGCGGTGTCTGGCCGAGTGGGCTACCCAGCGCGACGATGATGCGAGATCGGGCAAGCCGGACATTACCGCACCCGCCCCTCCACCGCGACCCCGGATAGACGAGGATCCCGGTATCTGATCGGGACCCGGCACCGGTAGCCATCGTGGTGAGTCGGCGCCTGGCTGACGCGCTGGGCCCTGTGTTCTCGCGCATAGACGGCCGACGCTGCTGGGCCGAGGCGCACCAGCGCCGGCTCGAGGCCGCGTTGTCGCACCTGCGCGATCTGCCAGTTGATCTCGCAGGTGACGCTCCAGTAGATCTGGCGGTTGAACCCGCGACGGGCCCAAGAAGGCCGGCGGTCGTGAACCCATGACATTAGGATCACCCAGGACAAGTTTACCACCCGCGAGGGTGGTTTTCCATTACACGGCTACGGCCGGACGCCGACGGGCGTTAAGCGGGAGGTATTGCAAATGGACGTTCCCAATGCAGGCGGAACACCAACCCCGACTTCGACCCCGACTCCTAACCCTAACCCGACGCCTACGGATGGCGGTCAGACTCCTCCGCAGCCTACTCCGGCTGGCGGAGGTAGGACATTCACGCAGGAGGAGCTGGATCGGATCCTCGGCGAGCGCTTGGCGCGTGATCGCAAAGAGCGCGATCAGGCTGCCGAGGAAGAGCGCAAGAAAGCGCAGATGACCGAGGCTGAGAAGGCCAAAGCCGAAAAGGCCGAGGTTGAGAAGAAGGCCGCGGAGACGTTGGCGACTGCCAATGAGCGTCTCATTCGAGCCGAGGTGAAACTGATCTCCGTCGAGCTGGGCATCGTCGACGCAGACGTCGCCTACGCGGTCATGGATCGCCAGGGCGTCAAGGTCGACGACAAGACTGGCAAGGTGGAGGGCGTCAAGCCTGCGCTCGAAGCGCTCCTCAAGGACAAGCCCTTCCTGAAGGCCGCGGCTGGCGCCGGCAAGGCCGGAGTCGGCGCGCCCGGCGGCAACCCGGGCCCAACCGGGGCCCCGGATGCGGTCGAGGCGGCGAAGAAGCTCGCCGAGGAGCGGAACAAGAGCAAGACGCCTGCGGGCGGATACGACCCGTGGGCAGTGAAATGAGGTGTGACTCATGAATCTGGAACTCAAGACGACCACGCTCGGGGGCAAAATCAGCTTCCTGGACTCCGAGAAGGTCAGGTATGTGCGGGGCGGCATCACCCTGAATCACCTGACGGTGGCGCCGGATTCCCTGACAGGGATCAAGCGGCTTCCGGCAGGCACCGTCGTGGGTCGGCTGGGTAACGGCAAGTACTCACCCTACGTCGCTGGCGCAGCGGCCGTCCCCGGCGTCGCGTCCACAGTCACGCTGAAGGCTAGTGACACCGGCGCAAGGAATGACATCGTTATCACAGCCAAGCAGACCGGGGTTGCCGGCAACGCGATCAAGGTCCAGCTGGTGCATCCTGGCGCGAAGAACGCGACTCTCAAGGTCGCAGTAGAGACGGACGTGATCCGGGTCTACCTGGCTACGAACGGCGCCAATGCCAACGGCGCCATCACCAGCACGATTGCCGAGGTTATCGCCGCGATCAACGCGACGCTCTACGTCAAGGACATCGTGACGGCGGCGCTGGCGGAAGGCAGTGCTGGCGACGACGTAGTCATTGCCGTTGCCGCTACCGCTCTCGCAGGAGGGGTGAACGGCACACCGGCAGGGCCGGCGAACGTGGTGCCCAGGTACCTGCTTGCCGACGATGTGGTGTTCACGACATTCACGTCGAGCGGCGGCGCGACCCATGCCGATCAGGTCGTAACGGCCATCGACCAGGCCCGGGTAATCGAGGCCAGGCTGCCTGTGCCGCCTGACGCGTACGTCAAGGCGAGCATGCCCGGGATCACCTGGGTCTAGGGTGGAGGTGTAACGAATGAGCGAACTGCTGAAGGAATTCTCTCGCAAGGCGACCCTGGCCTATGCCCGGGCTCGTCAGCCGCGTGAATACGTGGGCTTGACGTTGTTCCCGATGCGGGCCACCAACGAACTAACGTTCGAGTACTGGCGCAGCCAGAACCTGCTGCCCGTGATGGCGTCCGTCCAAGCGTTCGGGGCCGAGGCTCAGATCGCGTCCAGGGACGGGGCCGTGAAGGTCAGCGGTGAGATCCCGCCCATCAAGCGGAAGATCAACCTCGGCGAACGAGAGCTGATCGCCCTGAAGCGCGAGGGTGCCGGTGATGTGGCGATGGTCCGCGAACAGCTCTACAACGATCTCGACAACATGATCGACTCGGTGCTGGCCCGGATTGAGGCCATGCGCATGAGCGCCCTGGCCACCGGCCAGATCGTGCTGAACGAGAACGGGATGATCATGACGGTTAACTACGGAGTGCCCCAGGGCAACCAGACGATCCTGCCGGCGCAGAACGAGGCGGGGGGACAATGGAACCAGGCCAACGCGCAGCCCATCACGATGATCCAGACATGGGTCGACGCGGTGATCGCCGCCTGCGGCGTGAGGCCGACTCGGGCCCTGACCTCCAACACGGTCGTGGCAAACCTGATTCGCAACGCGCAGATCAGGACCATGATCTACGGCGACCTCGGCGGTTCCCGGGCGGTCAGCGTCAACCAGCTCAACGATCTGCTGCAGACGCTCAACCTACCCCAGATCGCTACCTACGACCTGCAGGTTCGGACCCAGGCAGAAGACGGCACGATCAGCGCGGGAAGGTTCTTCCCGGCCAACCGGTTCGTCTTGCTCCCGCCCGATGCCCTTGGTGAGACCCTGATGGGGCCTACTGCTGAGGCACTGCTGGATGTCGAGGTCGAAGCGAAGGAAGTAGCTGGAGTATACGCCGCGGTAACTCAGGAGGCCGAGCCTCCGGCGATCTGGACCAAGGCGGCGGCATGCGCAATCCCCACGTTCCCTCAGGCCGATGCTGTGTTCCAGGCCCAGGTGCTGGCCTAATAGCCAAACGAGCGAATGCAGGTCCGGCAGCCGCGTGACTGCCGGGCCTAGCTTTCAGAGAAGGCGGTGAGCCGTATGGACATTGCGACCGCCGATGCGCATTTCGAAACGCGACTGCACTCCGAAGCCTGGGAACAGGCATCGCCGACAGACCGAGTCAAGGCCCTGGCCACCGCCGAGAGGCAGATCGGGACGCTGCAACTGCACGAACTCACGCCGAGCAACGTGCGAAACGATGCCATCTGCGAGCAGGCGATATGGCTACTGGCCGCATCGGACTACCATCGCAAACTCGAGTCCGATCTGGCCAGGGGACTCGTCAGCCGGTCTGTAGGCAGCGCGAGCGAACAGTACACTCCGTGCGCTGCCGGGCGGATACCTCTGGCGCCCATGGCCCTGGCGCTGCTCGACGGCTGGATACAGCAGTATCGGATCGGTGAGCTGCGATGATCGAGTCGGTATGCACCGAGAAGTGCACGTACTGGCCAGGGACGCCGGACGGCTACGGAGGGCGGGTATACGGCGCTCCGCAGCAGCTTAAATGCCGATGGGAGCAGAAACAACGGCTGATCCGCACGAAGACCGGCGAGGAGCGCGTCAGCCAGGCGCGGGTATTCCTGACGCAGTCCGTGGATCTCGAGGGCCGGCTCTACCGGGGCGCGACCGCTGAGACAGACCCGCGAGTCCTGGATTCCCATGAACTCCAGGCCGGTGAGGAGCTGCAGGAGATGGACGGGACCGTAGTCGGGTGGGTGGTGTGGCTGTGAGGGTGCAGGTGAGAATCGAAGGGTTGCAGCAGGCGCAGCAGCGCCTGAACCGCGAGCTCGCCAAGATCAAGGTTGGCGTCCGAGAGGGGCTGCTTCTTGTCGGGCTGGATTGCCTGGGCAAGTCGGTGTCGGATGCGCCGGTGGACAAGGGCGACCTGCGGGGCAGCGGCTATCTGGACTACGGTGGGACACTGATCGCAAGAGGGCAGAAGGACGGGTCAACTGTACGAAAAGGCCGTCCTCATGCCAACTGCCCGGACGTAGCGGAAATCGGCTTCGGCACGCCCTACGCAGTGCGGCAGCATGAGGAGCTCGAATGGCGGCACCCGAAGGGCGGCAAGGCCAAGTACCTGGAGGACGTGGTCAAACTCAACACCGACCGCTGGGTGCGGATGATCTACGACAAGGCGAAGGCGGGAAGGTGAGGGGCTGATGAACTCGCCGGCAATCGACGTCCGAAGCATACTGGTCGCCGCGTGGGCACGGCGGGGAAGCTCCTCCAAGGGGTGGGAGTTCCATGCCACGCTGGAGCCCGCCCGGCCGCACACGACGGTGACGGTCTACGACACGGGAGGATGGGGCCCGCCGGTGAACATGCCCCTCTACAATCCCACCGTCGAAATCCGCGTGCGCGGCAATCCTGAGAGCTATCAGGATGCGTACGCCATGGCCGAGTGGGTCCGCAGCGCGCTGCACTCCTACGGGCCCGTGACGGTCGGCGGCATGCGCTATCTGGCTATTCAGCAGATGGGCGAGATCACGCCGCTGGGTTATGACGAAAGCAAACGGCCGGCATTCTCGCTGAACTTCCAGGCGCACCGCGAGCCGGTCGGGGGGTGAATGCGATGAGCACGACTGACGCAATGAGATACCTGATACTCAGCATCCGGGCCGCCTGTGAGGCGGCTCTGAGCTTGATGGACGAGGAGTCCGGGGAGCAGAGACCGCCGGAGCTGACCGCGTCGCCCGACCCGGCCCTGTGCGAGCATCCGCATGACCAGCGCGTGCACCTGGGCACCATGGGCTCCACGGGCGAGTGGATATGCGGCGTGTGCGGCTTTAACGGCTCCGAGGGGGTGAATGGCAACAGTGGGTAAGCACATCTTGAAGAACTGCCGTTGCTGGCTCAACGGCTACGATATGAGCGGGGACCTGAGCCAGATGGCGTTGACGTCCACGCCGAAGAACCCGGAGCTCAATCTGTTCGGCCCGTCAAGCTCCGTCCGGCGCATGGCAGGCCTGTGGAACACGGTGGCTGACCACCAGGGCCTGTGGGACACTGCCGAGACGGGCGGGCTGGACAAGACGCTCTATGACGAGATCGGCGTGTCCGAGGGGGTCATGTCGGTGGCTCCGCTCACCGGGGCGGCCGGGGAAACGGCGTTTACGTTCGTGTCGACGGTCGGGCAATACAATCCAGGAGGCAGACACGGGGATCTGTTCGGCTTCTCGGTCCACGCCGAGGGCGGAAATCTGATACGCGGCACAGTCATGGTCAACGGCAATCTGACAGCTACTGGCCAGGGGACAGCCCGGAAACTGGGCCCGGTAGCCGAGGGCCAGCAGCTGTACGCGGCTATGCACGTCCTCTCGGCCAGCGGGACCAATCCGACGCTGGAGATGGCCGTGCAGAGCGCGACCGCACAGGCGTTCGGGACACCAACGGAGCGCCTGGCGTTCCCGAAGACGATTGCACCGGGAGGCTGGTGGGCGGTGCCAGTGGCCGGACCCATCACGGACCAGTGGTGGAGAGTCTCGTACACCGTCGGCGGCACGAATCCAAGTCTCGCCGTGGTGGTAATCATTGGCATACAGGCTTAACGGAGGTGATATCTAGTGGGCAAGATGATCCTGAAGGATGCGCATCTCAGCATCAATGGGAAAGATCTCAGCGACCACCTAGAGCAGATCGACCTAAACTACTCGGCGGTTATCCACGAGAAGGGCGCTATGGGCGAGAATTCGATCACCCGGATCGCTGGTCTCAAGGACTTCAAGTTGTCCGCCACGCTGCTGCAGGACTATGACGCAGCTTCGGTTGACGCGACGCTGTTCCCCTTGATCGGGGCAGCGTCGTTCCCAGTGGTGGTCCGGCCTAAGAAGGCAGTCAAGAGCGCAACGAACCCCGAGTTCACGGGCAACGCCTTGCTCGCCAGTTACCCGCCCATTTCCGGGACGCACGGCCAGGTGGCGAAGACGTCGATCTCGCTCGAGGGCGACGGCGACCTGCTCCGGGCCGTATCCTAGCGCGATTTACGCAGGCCGCTCCATAAGGGGCGGCCTTTCCCAACATAAGGAGGTATTAGCATGCCTAAACCCAGACAGCGGGGCGGCGTCGAGATAGAGTTCGGAGGCGAGACCCGCACGTTGCGACTGAATTTCAACGCGATCGCGCTGCTCGAGGAGCGACTGGGGATGACGATTCCTCAGATCCTGGCTGGCCAGTATGGCATCCGCGTGGTCCGCGAGGCGCTCTACGTGGGGCTGTCGCAGGATGACCGCACGCTGAACCTGAACAAGGTGGGTCGTATCATGGACTCGGAGCCTCAGAAGATCACCTACTGGATGAACAAGGTTTACGAAGCCCTGGCCCTGGCCATGGGCATATCTGACGTCGCGGAGGATTCTGACGAGGGGGAAGCCCCGACGCCGGACGAGCCGGCGGAAAACGCCGAATAAAGGGATTTGACTGGGACCAGCTGCGCCGCCGTGCGGCCGAGATCGGACTGACGCCGGACGAGTTCTGGAGCTTGACGCCGCATGAGTTTGCGCTGTGGTGCCAGGGCTACCGAGACCGCCGTGAGGGCGATCGGGTTCTAGCGGCCTGGACGGCGGCAAACATCATGAGCTGCTGGACCAGCGAACCTGTGCAGCCGGCTGCCCTGCTGGGGATCGAGACGGACCCGGAGGAGGCCCTGGTGGCGGAGTGGCGCCGCTTGCACGGCAACGATGACGATGACGATGAGGACGAGGAGGTGACGGTCGATGCCGCTGGTGATTGGTGAGCTTTTGGTTCGGCTTGAGGCCAGCACCGAGGGGTTGCAGAAGATTCAGAAGGGCATGGAGGAGGTCGCCAATAAGGCGCAGAGGGCCGGGCAGACCCTGTCCATCGGCCTGACGGTGCCCCTAGCCGCGATAGGCACGGCCGCCATCAAACTGGGCATGGATGCAGTGGAGGGCGAGAACCTGTTCACGGTGTCCATGGGACGCATGGCCGAGTCGGCCCGCAAGTGGTCGCAGGACCTGCGGAAGGAACTCGGGCTCAATGAGTATCAATTGCGACAGCAGGTCGGCACCTTCAATGTGATGTTCCAGGCCATGGGCATCGGCGAGACGGCTGCGTATGACATGGCGAAGGGGCTCACGCAGCTCGCCTACGATATGAGCAGCTTCTTCAACATGCAGCCGGAGGCGGCGTTCGAAAAGTTGACGGCAGCCATCTCCGGGCAGGTCCAGCCGCTCAGGCAACTCGGAATCGTCATCAACGAGACGACCATCGAGCAGTACGCCCTCAATCACGGCATGATCAAGCAGGGCGAGCAGTTGAGCGAGCAGGGTAAAATCCTGGCTCGATACGGCGCGATCATGGAGCAAACGGCC